CCTTCTAATGCTGGCTGTACCCATTGTTCCTGACTAGATGCCATTTACAACTCTACCCTTCTTTTTAATTGATGCTTCTGAGCACCAACCGTAACAATTTTGACACTGGTAACGTTGTGTTTCCCCACTACGCTTCCTATTAAAGCCACGCTTATGCAAATTATCACTGCCACACTTAGGACAGATGCCATCACTACCGCTAATATCACCAAGATTGGGGTGACTAGCCATAAAAGGACGAAGCCTAAGATAAACAGACTCAAGTAACCTAACATCTTGGTCATTGTATTTCCTCATTAACTTAATTGTTTTCTTACTTGGATTCTTAGACATGAAGTCATCTTCTAAGTCTGCGTAGCCTACTGTCTCTTTCCTACCAAGTCCAAGAAAGTCACCAAGGTCATCGAGTTTGTTTGATTCAAACCTGAACCAACGCTTGGCTTCACGTTTAGTGTCGATTGTTTTCCGTGGTGTTGGTGGTGTAAGACCTTCAAGGACGAAGAACCTGTTAGCCATCTTATCGTCAAAGCTGCCACCATTGTGTGCGATAGTCACATCAGCCGAATCAAGTAAGTCCCTTAAACTTTCAACAAAGTCGTGATATTTCTTAAAGTCATGTCTGCTAACAAAATGCACATTTTTCTCACCAAGTTCCTTATACGAATAGCACATAAGCTCTGACGGTTTCAGGAACTTAACAACTCTGAAATCCCAACGGTTTCCATAGCCCTCTACTCGTGTTCGGCTCGTCTCTAAATCATAGAGGATTATTTTCGCCATAATTCTTCCTTATATATTCGTTAATATTATCTTTTAAGTAAATGTACTTCTCTAAACTTCTGTTACATGGTGGACAGAGTAAACCTCTCACCGCACCTGTCTTGTGGTCGTGGTCAACAGATAATCTGTAAGCCATCGGTGGTTTCTTGCATATATCACAAACACCGCCCTGCTCTTCTAACATCCTATCATACTCGGCTAAGGTTATACCAAAAAGCCTTTTGTACTTAGATTCTCTATTAGTCTCATTATCACAAGCCCTACATCTAGCCCGAAGACCATCTTTTCTAGTATTGTCAACCGTGAAGCAACTTGTATGGAAAGTTCCTTTACACTTGCAACACGTTTTGACTTTAGCCATTTGCTATCTTCTCTATTTCTTCCTGAGTTGCCTCATTTAGTAGCCACTCTTCAGTAGCATCAACATTGTTATTACTCATTCATACTCCTTATTAAAACAAAACATCTACCAACCATATTTATACCTGAGTCCACTAGGTTTCCCAGTGCATTGCTAGTGATGAAATCTAGCTTAATTAAACAGGTTTATAGGAATCACACCCTAGAATAACAGTTTGGCATCACCGCACATGAAATCTCGTTTGGCTGACTTACGCCTGGTTGGTAGGTGTCTGGTGGAGAAGGAGAGATTCGAACTCTCGTGCCAAGGGTTTCCACATGTGGATTTACGCCTGGTCTAACCAATTCTTCCCCATAGTGTTCCATGCTAGAGTCAAACTAGCCTGTTCTCCTGGATGGGAGTCGTAATTATCGCTATACGAATGGAACAGAAAGGAGAGGGCTTAACGCACCCTGCCTGAGAGGACAAGCCTCAGCGATGTGATACTAGTACCAGTTATTGGCGTAATGAAACGCAAGAGCCTGTGAAAAACCGCCATAGCGTCTATCCACATAAGACTTCATCCATTTAACTTGGCAAGCACCATCTCCTAATGCACAACCAGATTTACCACATGGTAGCTCTTGACCTACGCCACAAGCACCAGATGAACTGTTTACTGCATTAGGGTTACAACCAGATTCTTTGTTGATTAAAATCATCGCAGATTGGATGTCAGATACACCAGCTTGAGCAAGCCATTCTGAGCAGTTACCACTAACAGACACGACTCTTATACTTGAGTTTCTCGTTGCCCGTTGTGCTGCTTCTAGCCTAGCCTGCTTCGCTATTTTAAATCAGCGTTTTCCTGTTCAAGCTGTTGTATTCTCGCATCTTTTGTCTGAACTTCCGTTACCAGTTGTTCCTTTTGAGTTTTTACCTCATTAAGATTCGATTTGATTTTACTAGTCTCTTGCTGTGACTCATAGAGCGTTTGTTCCGCTGTTCTGATTGAGTTGGCGTGAGCCGTCTGCACAAACACATAAGCAACTAGAAGGACTGTAACAGTAGCTAGGATTGCTGCCGTCTTAGACCATTTTACGATTGTACGAATATTCGTCCTTTCGTTAGTTGGTATCGTAGTAACTGTTAGTCTCAGTTTAACCGTGTTTGCCTAATGGCAGTGCTGAGGTCTCTCTAACTCTTCTACTCTATGTGGTATTATATCAAACTCGAGCCTAAAAGTCAAGAGTTTTTTACAATTAAATGTTGTAGTTATTACATTTCACTCATCCACCGCATGAACTCATATTGTTCTACGGTAAATCTCGGAGGAAAATATCTGCTACCCTTCCATTCGTTACACGCTGGATGTTCTGGCTGTATGTTAGTCGGCTCGAATACAAGAGATGGCTCTCTCGACCTCGAGTAGATGTGACCGAGTGTGACTTCATCTGCGAGGACGAACCTTCCACAGTGTCCACAGACGTAACAACCGTTGTCGAGTGGTGGGTTTGCCTTTTTCCATTTCTGGATGAACTTGAGCCATTCATGTGTTCTATCTCCCATTGTATTAATTGTACTATTGTAACCAAGCATCGGGTATCTCTCTTACTGCAGCTATAAAGCCGTTCTTAGTAGCCCAACCCATTTGAGTTTGCCTAGTGCCATCTTTACGAGTTGCACCGAACTTACCATCAGACCAGAATAAGATTCTTATGTCAAGGTCAGGATGTTGAGCTTTAACTGCTATTAGCTTTCGTCTGGATGCACCATCAAAGCTGCGTCCATTCCCCTTTGTCTCAATGTAAATCTTACGTTTCGACTTGGTAGTGACAATAAAATCAGGAATATAATTCGCTGTGATTGTGTATGATAGCTTCTCAGTTTCATACTCAAACTTTACCTTATTGTCTTTTAGGGTTTTACCAGTTTGTATCTCGAACTTATTTCGGTACTTATTCATAGAAACGCCCCTGTCGCTGATTGAAAACACGAGTTTTTATTCAGAAGTTGGGTTCGTATCCACCTTGACTTTTTGCCAACGTCTATTCGCATATTCTCTTGCCTTCTCACTCGTTAATGTTTTAGCGAATCCTTTAGGGACTTTTCGCCTGCCACCTTTGCGACCTGCGAACTTCTTAATGAGCCTAGCTGAGTCGTTCATCTTTACTCCAGTGATAGCCACCAGCATGACTAATGTATCCTGCAAGATTCTTGCTAATACTAGCTTGTGCTATTCCTGTTAGTCTTTCGGCTTCATGGAGTGATGGATACCTCACACCAGTTTCAATACATATTACTGGCGTTGGTTTTAACCCAGCACCGTCTGGTCTGGTGCGACCAAGCTCTCTATACGAATGCACTTGATTCTCTGTGTGAGTACACCACTCTAGGTTTTCGGCACGATTATCTGTCTTGATGCCGTTCTTATGGTTAACTTGGTCTTTACCTTCTGGGTTTTCTACAAATACAGTTGCAACAATACGGTGTATCCTGAAATCAGTTACTGCACTGTTTATAACGAGTTGTGTTTGTAAATATCCATCTTTGCGAAGTCTCGGTTTCTTTAGCCTACCATCTGGGTATTTAGCAAAGCTCCTAATGTCTCCATTACGATTTATCTGGTACTGACCCTTGTAACCTGGTATGTCTACCCACTCAGTCATTAACTTAGCCTTTCGTCCTTCCGAGCACCTTGTAAATCAATAACACGAGATTTGATAGAGTCTATCGTATCGTGTGCATCTGCAACTACTGACTTAAGTTTCTCGAATAAGACTTTTGCTTCTGTGTAAGTGTTTTGTGCCTCAATGAACTTTTCATCGGTGTACTTCGCATCACCAGCTGACGTAGCGTTGTGCTCTGCTTTAGCACGTAAGAATGCTGCACCTTTTTCCTGTAACATGAGAGTTTCTTTTCTCATAGCATCTCGGTGTGCGTCCACTTTGACATCCAACAGGGATGCTTTCATGGCACTGAGTTTTACCCCAATGTATGAAAGTACATCACCTGTTAGAGACTTTAGGAACTTCTCATCAGACAACTGACGGTTGATTTTCATAATCTTCCCAATTAGTTCTGCTGTCTGTTCTGGGTTCATATTAGATGTCCAAATCGTCTAGGTCTACCGCTGGTTTTGCACCAGGGAATACTTTAGCAACACCTTCTGGCATTACAATACTCTCAAGTAGAGCAATGATGTGGTCTAACTTGTCCTGAGTCTCATCGTCTGTCTGTGCCACTGGAGCACTACTTGCCTGTTGGGGTGCTGGAGCATCTCCGAGAGGACGACTCGCTGACTTGAAGTTATAGAAAGTCCCAAACTTGCCATTAACTGGGTTAATGTCTCCATATAGTTCATCGCCTGGTTTGATTTCATTTCCTGGTTTCTTGTTTACGTTAATCCACTCTTTGTCCTCAACACCGTACTCTTCTTGGTCAACTAATTTGACCTTCCATGCGTTAAATGTGTGACCATCGAACGTTACTGTCTTCGGTGTCTTGTCTTCTTTACTTACTGTAGCTTGAAATGCTTGTGCTACTTTATATGCTTGTGACATTATTTTGTCCCCTTTAATTTGCTTAATTGTTTCTCAATTTTAAGTGCATAGTTACTACACTTATCATAGGTTGCCTGTAATCTATCAAGACGTTCTTGTATCCAACGACTGTTGGCTTCTGCCTTTTCAGCACGGTTCGTAGCCTCACCTAATCGTTGTTTAAGTTCACGAACTTCGTCTTCCAAATGCTGGTTCTTACCAACATTATATGCTAACAGTGTTAGGCGTTCGTCTTTAGGGTGCATACGTTCCATCTCTGGATTACCAATGTGATATGAATCGTACATTATTCTTCTCCTAAAATTACGTCTGTTATGTCAATTACTTCGTGGCTAAACTCTTCCCAAGGATTCTCACCCTTGGATAGTTTCTCACCGTTAACCCAATATACATCAAGTCCTTCTACTTTCCAACCTGCACGTTGCAAGATGAATGCGTAGAATGAAAGCTGTAACCAGTGGTAGTCTAATAGGGTTTTACCCATTACTGGATTCTCGCCTTGTGTCAAAGCATAGAATGGACTATCAGTTAACTGGTATTTCTTCTCATTGATGTCTGCGTCTGTCTTGAAGTCCTGAATCCTAATGATTCTTTTCTTCAGGTCAACAACCTTAATGCGGTCAACTGAACCACATAGTTTCAAACCCTTATCCCAAATGAACTCTTCATTGAATCGAATGTAATCACCACCAAATAATTCGTGGAAGTCGTTCACAACCTTTTGCAAGAATGGGTTGCGGTTAAGTGCCTTATTAGCAGATAACACACCCTCTGGGTTCTTCTTGGTAGGTTTCTGTACATAGTTACGAACCTTTTCACCTAGAACATGATTCTTATCGTAGTTCTCCATCGCATAGTGAATCGAGTTACCAAAGTTAGTCGATACGTCTGAGTTGATAGCCCACATTGCAAGCAAATCTTCTTTTTTGACATCGTACTTCTTAACCATTGCTTCAAGGATTTGTTCCTCGTCAAATGGTGCAAAGAATTGTTCTGGGAACTTACTACCACTTAGGTAGCCTTCTAATCGCTTATGACCTTCTACTTCTTCGATTGCAATGTTCTGACCTATCAGTACCGAATTATACATCTTAGGTTCTACTGTTTTCTTAACGCCACTAGCATCAACAACCTGAGTCAGGTAAGCTAGAACGTTCTGCATCTGTGCTTTCGTAGGCTTCTCGACAGTCTTGACATCATCAGGAACTTTAGTTGCCTGTGGTGCTGTCTTAGGTGCTTCTTGGTATTGTAGTTCGATGTTAACACCAAAACTCTTACCATTACCACCTGTTAGAGATGCTAATTTAATCTCTACTGGAATACCTGCGTCTAATGATTTAGCAATTTCAAGATTCTTGTCTTTTGCTATGTAACCAATAGGTAACAATTCTTCACCAACTTTTACGTCTACCGCTACTGCGTTAGGGTCGTATTCGTTATCAGCCTCACGCCTTACACGTAATGGCTCATCGCCTTTCAGAGTAGATATGACTGCCTGACGACCTTCAAATGTAACCCCTACCAGCTTGCTATCGTATTTGAATAGCTTACTCATTTATCTAACTCCTTTATGAACTTTCGTGAACCTAATAGTACCACTACTAAAGTCCCTAATACTATTATTGTTAATATCATCTTTGCCTTTCATACTGGGTATTATATCAAACTTGACCCCAAAAGTCAATAGTTTTTATGGAAAATGTGTTGTACTATTTACAATTCCACATGTGTTAACCTGTTATGCTATTGACATTAGAAAGGAGTTATGGTATAATACCAGGGTAGAGATTTCTTTGTCGTTACTCTACGCTTAACTCCTTTCTTTGAACACTTGGTATCCCCTGCCAGGTGTTCTTTTTTTTATAGCTCAGATTCTTCTGCAAAATCCTTGATTTTTTCTAGTGCTTTATTAAAGCCGTCCTCGAATGAATCCTGTTCACGTTGGTCAATGCTATCTACTTCGTCCTGCAATGTATCAATCTCATCTCGTGCATCTTCCAGCTCTGATGTTAGGTCTGATACTTCTTCTTCTAGTTCTTCTACTCGTGCTTCTAATTCTGCTTTATTCATTTTCTTTGCTCCGTTCCTTAAACTTAGTGTCTATTGCTCTTGCTATTTTACTAACCATCAATGACCTTTGATTAAAGCCTTTGAGGTATAGTGTTTTTAGGCTTCTAACCCTCGATAAACCCACATATCCCATACCCTCAACGAACGCTTTGGTCAAGTCTAGCTCTGCAGTATCTAAAGTCATTCCTTGTGATTTATGTACCGTTATAGCATAGGCTAATCGTATAGGTATTTGAGTCAATCCTGCGGTAGTTCTATCGCCACGCTTGTATTCCCACTCTTGCGGATATACTGTATAAGCATAGCGGTCTCCAAAATCTACTACTGGAAAGCCTTCACTAAATCCTGTAACAATTCCAATAGAACCATTAAAGAATCTACCTTCAGCATCGTTCTTGACTGCCATTACCACTGCACCTTCTTTAAGGCGTAGTATCTCTGGTGCTAGAACATTCTTTTGCAATATCTGCAAATCGTTCCATGATTGCCCTCGACTTGTACGCAAATAATAGTGCGTATCTCCACCGAGTTCATCTAACTTCTGGTTATTGATATTCTCTACATCTATGTTTAGCGTATATAGTCTAGTAACATTATCGGTTGCCTTGTGTCCTATGCGACTTTTAAGTAAGTTAATATGGCGTTGATTCAACGTCCCATCACGCATAGCATTCAAGATGTCCTGTAATTCTGCATCGTCTTGTCGAAACTGCTCTTCGAGGTAACATACCTTGACATTCATTTGTTTCCAGACTTTACTAAATACTACAAAGTTTCCACTACCGCCCTGTTTAACAGGTGGTAACTGAAAGAAGTCCCCAACTAGGATAATCTGAATCCCCCCAAACGGCTTATCATTCTCACGTATAAGCCTCATAGCTTGGTCAACCATATCCAGATTATAATCGTGCATCATACTTATCTCATCTATGATAAGTACATCTGTTTTACGAATATCTTTCTTCCTAGTTTCGCTCATTGTGTATATATAGTCATCGTGTAGATGGTCATCAAGACCCATGCCAGACCAGCTGTGGATAGTTTGTCCACCAATGTGTGAAGATGCTAGACCTGTTGTAGCTGTTACAACAATCTTCTTATGCTTCTTCTTAGCTTGTTTAACAAACTCATTGATAGTCCATGTTTTACCAGCACCTGCTTGACCTGTCAATAGTACATTGTTACCTTCGAGCATTATCTCTATTGCTCTACTCTGTATCATAATGCACCTGCCTGTTTCTTGCGTCTTTTAACTTGCCACCCCTGTTGTAACCATGGTGGTTTCTCTTTAGACTTAATATCTGGTACTAATTTCCTAGCTATACCCAATGCTGTTTTAACATAATTTGGTGTATCTAGTTCTTTTTGTGCTATGACTAGCTTGACAACTTTCAGACCATCATGTTCTAATACTTCAGGTTTACTGACAAGTTTATCAAGACCTTCGATTTCGCCAGATAGAAGATTCCCCTGCCCGACATGCTCTGTTTTCTTTTTCCTTGCCATAAACTCCCCTTATTTACATTCGTTTTCTCTACCGTGGCATCTATAGCCTAAAAGTTGTTTATGACACAATCCAATGTTATGTATGAATCTTTCCCAACGTGTCATAGTTATCTCTTTTCAAACTTAATGTGAGTTTCGAATACTAGTACGTTAATTTTGATACCATCATCAATGGATACCATAACACCAAATCGCTTGAAGTTCAAGTATGTGTAAACGCTTAATGTATTCTTAGTTTTTACTACTTCTGTAGTTGGTTTCTTTGTTGTTACTTTATCGCTCATTTTCAAATCCTTCTTTCTTAGTTTCTTAGTTTTACTCGTGTCTTCGTAGTGTAGTGGATAGTCTTGTAACTTCATCGCTATATTCAATCTCCTCTCTTAAAGCAGTGAATGCTAGTTCTCTAGTTAACTCTCCTCTGTCTACCATTTGCATGTAGTCTTCGAATCGTTTTGCACAATACTCTTTGACTTCTTCTTCAACCTTACGTGGTGATTTCCATTCTTCCATCACTTTCCCCTGTATTAAATTACACCTTCGGCTTCTTCTTCCCCGATATTACCTCGGGCGAGCTATTAGAAGTTAGCTACTACAGTGTCGAATCAATGAGAACATACCCTTATCTAGCCTAACCACCGTAACACTTCTCCGTGCAATTCTGATTAGTTATTTCACTTCCCTACTAGATGGCTATATGCCAGTTTTGCGTATCTCGCTAACTCCTTAGAGTATCGGGGACAAGGTGCTCAAGCCGTCAGAACATTCCTTGATATAAGATATTACGCTCGTGTCGATTTTTTACTATCCACGTGAATCTGAGAACACGTGACTCATTGATTGTTTGTCCAGTTGTAACTTCACCTTATGGGCTACTTACTCGATTACACCTAGTTTAATTGTGTCGTTATGTCGTTATTGACATGTAAGGATTATATCAAACTTTGATGTAAAAGTCAATAGGTTTATTGTTGTAGAATAAACAATGCCCTGCATGTTACCCATATAATCAATGCAATTCCGACAAACAAAATCAAATCATGGTACTTATTTTTCGGGTCTAATGCCATACCAGACCTTTTCCCAGAACACATCGTACAATTCTGTTTCGAATCTGTTACCAAACTCGTTGTTATGCTCCTCAGCCCACTTAAATGCTTCTGCTTCAATACCTTTTTTACCAGCTTTTCGCAATCTTGCAAGTAGCTCTTCATTCCCCTTTACATATCGTATCACGTACTTGGTATTCTCTAGCTTAAACGCTAGTACACCTTTATAAATTGATTCTCTGCTCATTACCACTCCAATAATCTAGTTAATGTTTTCTCTGCACTTTCATATCTTTCAATAGCATCTGCAATTACTGGGTCTGCTTCTCTCATTTTCTCTGGTGTGTATCCTGCAAATCTAGTGACATCGCCCTTCTCGTTCCAAAAATACTTGACATCAGAGATAAATTGTGCTTTCTCTTCATCACTCATACACCATGCTCCTCTATCGCCTTTAGTAGTTTTTCTTCTGCTATCTCATCAGGTGTCTTGTATATCTTCTTAATCTTCTTCTTCATATAAAGCCCTTTCTTCTGCTTCATCTGCTCTTGCGTCCATCTCACATTCTTGCATAAAGTCAAGATGGTCTTCGTAACATGGTTGACAATTTCTGTAGTGCTCTTCGTTGTGTCTACTATGAGTACCATCATTCAAGTCTATCATAGGTAGTTCTCCCGTATCTTGATTACATGCTTCACTACTTCTGAGTCTTCCCCTTGGTCTTTAATCAGCTTATTAATCAGCTTGTCCCAGCGGTCTAACTCTTCTAGTGTCAATGTTGCCCCGTATCTCCATGCTTCGTCAAAATCTTGTAGTGTCGTTCGTTTTAGATAGCTCATATTATCTCCTTATTTAACCTTTAGTGGCATTATTAAACCATAACCAGCGTTGTCTGTCGAGGTATTCTCAAACACCATCGCTCCTAGCTTACCATTCAATTTTAGAGTCAATCCGTCAACCCCAAACAGTGTCTGTATCTTCTTCGCATAATCAGCGTTGAATCCTATAACATCTGTTTGCTCTCCTGTCAATGACCTGTCAAGAATATCCTTGATTTCTGGGAATGTTGCATCAGTATAATGCATATCATTTAATACCTCATCTGTCAAGTAGTCCTTGCCCGTTGCTAACTTGTACCATCGCTCGAGTTCACTTCTATGTATTACCCGATTCAGGAGTCCTTCATCATTGACTTCTAGCATAAATAGTGTATAGCTATCAGTCCCCGTTAGATATAGCTTATCATTATACTTGACAACTTTTGCATTTTCTAGTGCAGGTCGTGTATTATCCTTGCTAATTATATCCAACATCGCCTTGACTTGTTGTCGTTTTAGTTGCATCATAGTATCCCATTCTCCTTTAGTTCTTCTATTAAATCACCTGTTGTTGACAATAACGCCATCTTCATTATCACATCTTGCCATTCTGCTAGTTCTCCATAACTCAAGTCCTGTTGACTAGCCCAGTCTTGCCAATCTATCGCAAAATTACGTACTGTATCTTCCATTACTCGCCCCTTTCATATATTGATTCACCGTTGCTAAATTGATATTTCTTCCTAAAACCATCAGTGTACATTTCAACACATTTTACTACTCTGTCAATATCACGCTTGTTCTTGGTTACTTCATTGTCATAATCATAACCATCATCGCTAATATCTATTAAAGCATCTCCTGTGTATATGTCAATGTTTGCCCCTGAGTAGTATCCTGCACATAACTCTAAGAATGCTACTATTTTTGCATTTTTATTGTATACTAGATACCCCGTGCCTGTCTCAAAACTTCTTGGGGCTTGTGTCAAGTGGTCTGCACTATCAACACTATATCCCCTGTCTGTCAACTCTGATACAATGTTTGCTATTGTATCTTCTACTATTGTATTGTCTTCATCATCATCGGGTATCAGTATCACGTTTAATCCGTGATTACCCCCGTGATAAAAGTTACTTGTTGCCATTATATTATCCCTTCTTTATTATTTTACTCTATCAGTATAGCAAACTTATTTATCCATGTCAAGTGTTTTATTTACAACACCTCTACATTCTCAAGATTACCACCGCAACCCCGATGCATGTATCCATTCATACGCCTTCTATAGCGTCTCATGCCCCGATAATCACACTTGACACATTGTAGTTGATATTGTTTAGTACTTCTTGCCCGTTCAATGGTATTAGTATCATGTACACTATAGCAACGCTTGCCATCGCCCCCGATTCTAAGAAGTGTATCACGCCATACTCTATCATGTCCATGCCCTTCTGTCAAGGCGTGTGCTACCTCGTGTAATATTGTAAATTTAACCCTATTTTCATCGTTAATTTCAACCAATTTAGTTGACAATTCAACCACTTTATAGTTTGATAGCCGATGCCATTTATATCGCCCGAATGCACTTGTCAACCTACCATTCATTTTTACTTCTACATGATATAATTCATGTTTGTCAAGTTCTTCTCTTAGCATCCGTTTTGCATCTGATACAAGCATTTTATATCCCTTCTTATGTTATGTTTACTATTCTATCCTATCACGGGGCAACCGTATTGTCAACCCCGTTTTTGTTGTATTATTTACAAGTTGAACGAATCCGCCTTGCAATAATGTACATCACATTTACTACCATTGTCAAGCGTCCACTCGTATTCTTCACCGACTTTAGCGTTAGACAACATTTTCTTCAAGCTGTCAACCTCTCCACGGTTAAAGTCCCACTGTTCTAGCCATTGACGAAAGTATTTAGATGTGGTATTGCTATAGTTATAGTCCTTTGTTACCTCTAAATAATATGGCTTATATCGTCCTATTACTGTATCATAACTTTGAAAATAGTCAACTCCATTGTGTTCTATGTTATACTGATTAGCTACTTTAGCACCACTTCGTGGACTTGTCAAGTTTGTTACCTTCATTATATTATACCTCTATACCCTTTACTGTTAATATTAAAGCAATTTCTTCTTCTATTGTCAACTATTTTCTCATATTATATCCTATTCTAGGCAGTTTTACAAGTTGCCCAGCTTATTATATTATCTAATCAAAACATATCAATGTCAAGTCCCATATCGTCCATTGTATCCTGACAACTGTAGCAGATAGAATCACCACAAGCATCACCACACCAAGTACAACATAGTTCTTCGTTATTGTCAACCATTATATAAACCTAACATTATTTTTATCATCTGTCAACATTACTGCATCTTGTTGAAACATATCACGCAATAACTCACAAACCCTGTCAAGCTCTGTACCATCCTCAGTTGCTACGCTTATTTTGTAGCTCTTTTCTGGTACACCTTGCCAATATCCATCAACACGTTCTATTGTAAAACCGTCAATTTTATGTTGTGCCAGAACCTCGGCAAC